AATCTCAACCTGAAGGGCAAGGCTGGGCCAGGGCGTCCGAAAGGTTGCCGCAACAAACAACCACGGCTATTGCAGCAAGCCATCCTAATGGCGACAGAGCTTGAAGGTGATGCGCTTGAGCCGGATGGCGGTATTGTGGCATGGCTGCGACATCAGGCACGCGAGAATCCAGCGCCGTTTCTCCAATTGCTTGGAAAGGTGCTGCCGCTGCAAGTCGCCATCTCCGGTACTGTTAAGACAGCTGTCGTTAGCGACAAGGTAATGTCCCCGGAGGAATGGGCGGCTCAATGGCAAAAGCACGCCAGCGACGAATCTAACGTTGTCTCAATCAGTTAGCCCGATTGCTTGGGCACCGATCAGCAAGCAACAAGCCGCATTCCTCTCATGCCCCGCTGATGAGATATTCTATGGCGGATCGAGGGGTGGCGGTAAGACTGATGCGGCGCTGGGCAAGTTTGCGCTAAAAGCCGGAAAGTATGATAAGGGCGCGATTGGCATATTCTTTAGATCGTCCCGTGAGGATTTACGCGAAGCCATTGCCCGTAGCAGCGACATCTACGGCCCGATGGGGGCGAAGTATGCAGATCGGCAATGGACATTCCCCGGCGGCGCTCGATTGCGCTTTGAGTATCTGGAAAACGTCAAGGATGCTCGCAACTATCAAGGCCACAGCTATACCGATCTATTCTTTGAGGAATTGACTAACTGGCCTAACCCTGAGCCGATCAATCTGCTACGCGCAACACTGAGATCAGCATCAGGTATCCCCGTCCAATTCCACGCTACCGGCAACCCAGGAGGCCCAGGCCATCAATGGGTGAAGGCTAGGTATATCGATCCCGCACCGGCTGGCAATCAGATCATATGGGAGGATTATCAGAATCCATTCAGCAAGGAGCGCGTCAGGACAAGCCGTGTATTCATCCCTGCCAAACTATCCGATAATCCGGTATTGATGTCAGATCCATCCTATGTCGCCCGATTGTATCAATCCGGTAGTGCTGAGTTAGTCAGGGCATGGCTGCATGGCGATTGGACGATAGTCGATGGCGCATTCTTCGATTGCTGGGATCCTGATAAGCACATCATTCGGCCTTTTGAGATACCAGATAATTGGATGCGATTCAGATCGTGCGATTGGGGATCTGCCAAACCATTCAGCGTCGGATGGTGGGCAGTGTGTCCTGACTTGCATACATTACCAGACGGATCGGTAATACCCCGTGGTGCGGTTATCCGCTATCGGGAGTGGTATGGCGCTGCTAAAGATCAAAGCGGTGCAACAAAGCCCGATGTGGGACTGAAGCTAACGGCAGAGGAAGTTGCTCAAGGCATCAAGGAGCGCGATGGCGGCGACACGATACGCTACGGCGTTATTGATCCAGCCGCATTCAGTCAGGATGGAGGGCCGTCTATTGTTGAGCGAATGCGTATTAATTGGCGCAGGGCAGATAATAAGCGGGTAGGACGGCGTGGGGCGATGGGTGGCTGGGATCAAATGCGAGCAAGAATGATAGGTGAGGATTTAGGCGATCCACACGGACAACGCCCGATGGTGTATATATTCTCAACATGCACGGATTTTATCCGCACCGTCCCTACCCTCCAGCATGACAAGTCCAGGCCCGAGGATTTAGACACCACGGCTGAAGATCACGCCGCTGATGAAGCACGATATGGGTTGATGAGTCGGCCATATGTCCCGCATACTGAGGTAGATAAAACCAATCCGATCATCGAGATTGACGGCCTTTCAACCATGACAATGAATGATCTAGTCAAAGCCAGTACCAGACGGCGCAAAGAAGAAACATATCACTGATGATTTGTTTTCACGGAACACCTCTTTCCGGCGAAATTCTTAATGCTGTAAAAATCCTAGCGAATAAAGACGCAATGGTTTCGTTTGCTCGCCCAGATCAATTAACAGTCGTGGCCGAGGTGTGCCGCAGTTTTGTTTTAGATAACGGCGCATTTTCGGCATGGCGTAAAGGCGAACCCACAAAAAATTGGACGAAGTTTTATGATTGGGTAGATAAATGGAAAAAACATCCGGGAGCAGAATGGTGTTGCATTCCTGACGTTATAGACGGTAGTGAAGCGTCTAATGACGAACTGCTAACTGAATGGCCTTTTGAGTGCTTTGGGACGCCAGTATTTCACTTGCACGAAAGTTTAGATCGCTTAAAACGATTGGCTGATAAATTTCCAAGAGTTGCCATCGGTAGTTCTGCTCAGTTTTCAAAAGTCGGTACAAATCTTTGGTGGACTCGAATGTCCGAAGTTTTAGATTATATTTGTAATGATGATGGGCAACCAAATGTTAAACTTCACGGGCTGCGGATGCTTGATCCGACGCTGCTGGCCCATATTCCTTTTGCCTCGGCAGATTCCACGCATCTGGCGCGAACAATTTGCACAGACATGAAATGGCGAGGGCCATATGCGCCAAACAGTCCAGTAGCAAGAGCGGCAATCATCATGGATCGGCTTGAAAATCATGCAAAAGCCTCCCGATGGATCAACACGGCGGGCGCGCAAATAAATTTTGAACTGTTGGATTGTGCAAATGCTTCGTGAAAGCGTGCGAATAACCGAAATTTTTCTATCTATTCAAGGAGAATCTACAAGTGTCGGCAAGCCTACAGTTTTTGTGCGTACAACAGGTTGTCCGTTACGCTGTGGATACTGTGATACAGAATATGCGTTCGCTGGCGGCAGCGTAATCAGCATTAAGAATATTATTAGCGAGGTGAAGAAATTTGGAGTACGTTGCGTAACAGTCACCGGGGGGGAGCCTTTAGCTCAACCAAAAGTATTTAGATTGCTGGTAGATTTATGTGACGCTGGATTTGACGTTTCGCTTGAAACAAGTGGCGCAATTGACGTATCTAAAGTAGATCCGAGAGTTGTAAAAGTAGTAGATGTGAAAACACCCGGTTCTGGAGAAGTTGATAAAAATCTTCAGTCAAACCTAGATTATGTTAATAATCGGGATCAGTTAAAATTTGTTATTTGCAGTCGAAAGGACTATGACTGGAGTTGCGCCAAGATCAAAACAATGAAATTGAAAGAAAAGCCAGAAATACTATTCTCGCCGAGTCATAATGAAATGAAAGCAGGTGCGCTTGCTGAATGGATACTTGAAGATTCATTAAATGTGCGACTGCAAGTTCAATTACATAAATACATTTGGGGCGATGTAGCTGGCCGATGAACAAAGCTGTGCAGCACGCTATAGATCGTATGAAACGTGGTAGAAATCCTTTTTACGGGGACAAATACTAATGCCTAGAAATATGTTCAGCGCACTGATGAAAAAATTTATTTCGCAGCCGGAAAGAATGGGCGCACCAACGCAATCGAGAAACATACTTGGCATTAAGCATCCACTTGCAGAATCAAGCCCTGTTGCTCGAATACCCATATCGATGATACCCGGAGGTGGCCCAGTGTCAGGCTACACGCAGGAAGATTTAGCGACGTTGAAGCTGCCCGAAGAAACAACACTATTCTCTCCGCTCGGATATGACATCACGGATAAAGACTTAGCAAAAGTAGGACTCGCAACCGATGCAATGGATTTGCTACCTGGAGCAGCGATTGTTGGCGGCATGGCAACGAGCGCGGGGCTGCTTGGCCGTGCGCTCAAAGGCAAGGATTACGCCTCGACATCGACAGAGGACATAGCATCAGCCTTGCTTGCCCCAAGCCTGCAACGTCAAGGTGCGCTCGATGATGCAATGGTTACCTACCAAGGCTCCCCGCATAAATTTGACGCACTTGATCCCTCCAAGATAGGCACGGGTGAAAACGCACAAGCATTCGGGCATGGAATGTATGTAGCTGAGAATCGAGGGGTTGCTGGCGGGTATCGTGATGCACTATCAACGATTAGTATTGATGGACGCCCGATAGATGATGTGATTAACGAATTACCCGACAGCGTGATGAGTCTCGCAAAGCAACGTGGAATCACCATAGAGGAAGCTGCCGACATATGGGACGGCGGAATGAGGAATGAAATAGCTGCACTTAGCAATCTACGCACATATGGTGATGTCGCGTCAGCTAAAAGCGCGAGCAGTGTAGGCGCGGCAGCTAAGATAGATGAAATGGTGGAGTCAGGGAGATTCCAGGCCGAAGGCTACCTCTACGAAATAGATGTCCCCGATGAAGACATAGCCAAGATGCTGGATTGGGATGCGCCGTTTGACAAGCAACCAGAGGCGTTAAAAGAATACATACGTGCCTTCGATGAAGATGAGATGCAGTATCTTTTTGAAGAACGGTACGGCATAAACTATATTCCAGAGGAAATGACGGGAGGTGAATTGCATCGCGTATTAGAAGTAGCATACGAGAACGATATGATTATCCCATCATCGCGATTAGATAAAATTAATTGGGAAAGATCGACGACTAACAAAGAATCCGCGGCCATAGCACTAGAAGAGGCAGGCATCCCCGGCATCAAATACTACGATCAAGGAAGCCGAGGAGCCGAAGAAGGCACCCGCAACATGGTGCTGTTTGATGAATTAGCCAGACGCGCCAAAGTCCTAAAACGCAATGACGAGATAATAGCGCAGCCATCAGTCGATGAGTTTATTGGTAAGTTGCTGGAGGATTAGGTAATGCCCAGCACAAGCAAACGACAACGCAAATTCATGGCCGCTGCTGCTAATAATCCCGGCTTCGCCAAAAAGGCAAAGATCCCTCAGTCTGTCGCCAAAGACTTTCATGGCGCAGATAAACGGAAAAAGAAAAACAGGAGTGGTATGGTTGCCGCTCTGACATCGGAGCCGAAAGGT